CCACAGATTCAGCAATCCCTCCAGCGAGGATTAGCTCAATGAGTTGATCCTTTGGGAGGGAGAGGAGAGCTTCGGGAGAAGATTGATCAATCGCGTCCTTCAGGGAATCCATGAGACGACGAGTCGCTTTTTTATAAACGGTTCCGAATTGATCTGCGGCTCTCTTCTCCGCTTTGAGTTCTTTGATCCGCGCCTTCGTGATTTTGGCTAGGATTGGAGGTTGCTCTTTGGCTTGACGAGTGAGGTCTTCGATCGCCTTTTCATCAGCATCGATCCGCTCTGCAAGTAATATATGATCGTGATCGTCAAGACAAGAGAACATTAACTCAACCTCTTATAGACAGTCAGTCAATAAGAACGCGAAAGAGTCATCAATCTTAGTGAATGATTGAACTTCCTCATTCCATACGTATCGACGAGTTGAATCAAGAGCGTCATATTGACCCGCGCTCAATCCACTGAATTCGAAGTCAAGAGCAGCTACAGGCATAGCCTTAACGTTTCCGCTCTTTGATACTACAGCGTCAGATCCCTTGAGGATACCCATGAAGATAGTATCAGCTGTCCAAATGTATCCTTCACTTGATGTCGCTCCAGGATTCGCAGTCTCACGACGAGCGGCTCCAACGTATACGTTAGGAATTCCTAAAACGTCTTTCAATACTTGGATTACAACTTCGTCGTTTAGGATGCGATTTCCGCTTGCGAATCCATTTCCGACAGTTCCCGCGAATCCACGTACTTCGGGATTACGAGCGAGTTCTCGGAATACATCACGACCCAAGATTAAACAATCGGGATTAATTCCGTGAGAGTTCGCGAAGACAGTATCTTTTACAACATGAAGATCATGGAGAGGTTCACCACCCGCGGCGTTGAACTTGTTTCCTGTTCCTCCTGTTAAAGCGGCTACTGTACTATTGTTAGTAAAGTTCGCAGTATCAAAAAGAAGATCCGCAGCGCGTTTCTCTTTAGCGAGTTTCATTGTACGAGCAACTTTACGAACGATACGCGCTTCTTCAGATCCTGGATATTGACTATCGAAGATATCTTCCATCGCGATTGAGTCGCTTGCAGAGTAGATCTTCGCTTTGTAAGTCAAGTTAGTACGATCAAAAGATCCAATCATTGCGCGGCTTGAACCTGGAGCACGCTCCAAGTCTAAGTCAGTCGCTCCCATGAAGTTCCGAGTATTCTCGATGAGAAGAGTACCGCTTCTTTCAGGAATGTTTACTTTTTCAAAAACTTGATCAGCAATGAGTTGACTGTCGGAAGGGATCGCTTCGACAGCGAGGCTCGTTAGAATCTGATCTACTGGATGGATATTGCTATATGATGAAGCCATTGTTTACTCCTTAAGCTTTAACGACGACAGGACCGAAGAAAAGGACTTCACCTTGATCTCCGTCCGCGCTTGCAGTTGAATTGATATTTGGAAGAATACGAGCGACTACAAAGTTTGTAGAGGCCGCGCTGTCGAGTTTTCCACTTGCAGCCGCTGTCAATAAGCAGTCTCCAGAGTTTTCGAAAGCGGCGATCGCTCCGAGTTTCGCTCGGCTTACACCTTGGATAAGTACGTCGGTAACTTCTCCCGCGGCGCATCCACGTTGAGCGATTCCAAGGATAAGAGCTGAAGTCGCATCCGCGGCTCCACATTGAGCGATCTTTCCATTCGCATCGAACTTAACAAGATCGAACTCTGAGATAGTCGACGCGGCGACATATGATTTAACGATGTTTTGTGTTTGCATGATTTAAACTCCGTATGCTTTGAGGAACTCTTGAGTATTAGTTTGTCGGAACTCGGAAAGAGCTTGAGCATAAGTCAATCCTTTTTCTTCCGATAGTGCTTTGATCTTAAGATTGATTGTCTCTTTGGTGATCTCTTGTCCGCTTGCTCCATGACCTACTTGATTCATAGGAACGACGGAATTGGAGGGACGCTCGGAGAACATAGTCCAGAAGATATCGTCTCCGTTCTTTTTGAAGTCAAAGGCTTTGCTTGCTGCTTCTTCTTCGGATGGAGAGATCTTTCCTTCTCGGAGAAGTGCTCCAACTGCTTCGCGTCGCTCTGCGTCAAGTTTCTCCGCTTGGAGTGTTTGAACTTGTTCGCGAAGAGCTTGGATCTCAGAAAGGAGTTGAGTAGAGGGAAGAGATTCAAACATTTTATAATGCTCTTTTTTCTTCTCGTCTTTGTCCTTGTCGTCTTCCATCATCTTCTTATTGTCGTCATGTTCAGCCATTTTCTTTTTGTCGTCATGTTCAGCGAGTTTCTCTTCTTCTTCTCGCATCTCTTCACGATCATCATCTTCAGCCAATTGAGCTTCAGAGTCTTTATTGATTTTGGCTTCATTCTCTTGAGACATCTCTTTGATCTTTGCTTCTAGGCTTCGGACCATAGCGTCCTTTTGCATAGCGAGATCAACAAGATCCTCGTGAGACATTCCTTGTAAATCGGATTCAGTCACCATGAGATTCTCCTTCAGTGTGATTCGATCAATCTTGTCATGTTGTTGAGCAGGACGAGGAGTCAAGGTGATCGCTAAAAGTTGAGCGTCTCCAATCTTGTCTCCTCCATCCCTAGTGAATATTTCTCCGTGTAAGTATTCAGGAGAGGACCAAAGAATCCCTCCTGCGTCCTTGACTACTTGGAGTCCTCGTTCGTTATAAGCGGGGATTGCGTAAAGTCCATCGTCTCTCAAGTCGAGATCAACGATGAGTCCCAAAGCGTTTCCACTTTCGGGAGGAGCGGGAGTCCCTCCTTGGAATGGACTAGTCGCGTGTTGCCAATCGATGATTACTGGATCAGCTTCGCGTCGCTCTCGGAATACTCGGACCATCTCAGAGAGGAGGTCTTGATCGATCTCCTTCCCAATTGCGTCTCCATTCATACGAGAGGAGACTTGTCCGAGGGATAAAGTCTTGAACGGTTTCCCAATGACTAATCCATCGGGAACATCATAAACAGGATGAGCCTCTCCAAGGATATTCGCTTCGGAATAAGCTCGGAGGGATTGCGCTTTTTTATCTGCGTCATTCATTTGATTAACTACTTTCTTAGCCCATGTAAATCCAGCGTCTCCTCCCCATCCATTCCAAGCTTGCCAACCTTTTCCTTGGTCGTCCCAAGTCTTCCCTTCTTTATCGACTTCGTGTCTTGTGAAGTAGGCTAGCATTCGACGGACGGTCTCTGGAGATAGTTCCTTCCCATTCGCAAGATCACGAGCGCGCGCGATTCCGACAGCTGTCATTCCTCTTTGGGATTCTGGCTTGGATGCTCTGACTTTGAGAGCGCGCTCTCCTGCTTCCTGCGCTCCTTTGGGAGGAGTGAAGTCAATATGATCATACTTCTTCGGGATCGCTAAAAGTTCCGCTTTCTTTTCCGCTTTGCTTTTTTGGGGATGTCCTTCAGGGAGGAGATCAAGATCAGTCGTATAAGACTTTTTTCTCTCTCCCGTTCCAACCAACTTGAGGAAGGCTTTGACTCTAGCCAAGGCCCATTGTTCTCGGGAGGTGACTTGAGGACGATGGGAAGCGGAGAAGGCTCCCGCTCCTCTTTGATAAACTGCTTTGAGAGTTCCGAGATCAACTCGTTTAGACTTCGCAGTATACTTCTCATTATGTTCATCCCGATAATTCTCAAGTGCTTTTAAAGAAGACTGAGGAATCTTGAGTCCTCCTCGGGAGCCGCTTGCCGCTCCTTTGGGATTCTTCTTCGATCCTCTTACTCTGTCTTTGGGAGGAGCGGGAGTCTGTGCTTCCGTCCTCTTCTTCTTTGCTTTGAGTCTAATCTTCTTGACCATAGTCTCGTCCTTTTCGTTTGAGGAGAGTTTCAGCTAAGGATGCGACTCCTCCTCCTTTAGGCATTGATCGCTCCAAAGGAGTTCGCTCTGCGATTTCGGGAAGTTCTCCCGCTCCAAGTCTTTCTCGGATTGCTCTCTCCAAATCATCGTCGGGAGTAAGGAGACCTGATTGGACAAGACCTGGAAGCATTCCAAGAGATTCGGCAAGATCATCCGTATCAAGTCCTGTATGAGTTAAGCGAGGAAGTTTACTTGGATCAATCGCTCCATAGTTCCATCGGATCAATCGTCCAATCGTTCCTCCTCCTCTTCGATCAACTCCCGAGACTTGAGCTGCGACTATATCACAAAGATTGATAGCCGCTCTTCTGAATACTGAGAGGTGGACTTCTCCAACCGATCGCGATCCTGTATCGCTGATTCCGAGATTAGCGAATTGAGCAAGGAAGGCTTGACTGATTTGATTGTCGCATTCTTTGATTATGTCGAGAGGTCCTTGACTGTATAGATTCGGAGTGATCGCGTATGAATCGAATTGGATGACAGGAGACTCGACGAGATAAGCGAGTTCAGTTGAGAGGAAGGCTTCCGCTTGATCCGCGGCTTCCTCAATCATTGTACTGATATCTGCGTCGGTTAGTCCTTGCATTTCCGCCTGAGAGCGATCGACTTTGACTTTAGGAGTTGGAAGTGCCCAACGTTCCAAACCAACACACATTAAGTTACTGACTCGTTGCTTAGTTCTCCACCACCACCAAACAGGACGAAGCATTCCGATTCCTTCGAAGTTGGATCCCGTCCGATTCAAGGTGAGGAGGAGAAGTTTATTCGCAGGAATAGGCTCGGGAGTATATGTATAACCGACTACATTTTGGAGGACTCCATCCAGATGCTGTCCATCTCGACTCAACCAACGATTATGCGCGGAAGGCTCCCGATCTGCGTAATAGTCCAACCATACTCGGACCTTCCCTTTTGAATCGGGACCTACTCTATAGATCTCCTCTGCATATCGATAACCGACAGGAACGAACTCCCAAAGATAAGTTAATTGTTCTTCCCATGATGTGGACATTTGACCCGCGTATCCATCGAATCCATAAGCTTCATTGGCAAAGCGTGCAAGCTCTTCCGCGGTCTCATCTCCTGCGATTCCTGGAACGAATCTCCAAGTCGCAGAGAGGAGAGTCTGTCTCAACATATGCCACGATCGACGGACGACGGGATCAGTCGCAAGCATATCCTCCGCTTCTTGGACCCAATTAAGTCCTGTCAGTTTTGGATTGCGTTCCTTGCCTGTGATCTTCCCTCCCGAGATTTGAGTCCCACTTATACCGCGGGTTCTAAATCTTGGATACATCG